CGTGATATGCGATACTAATATTTCTATTGATCCAAAAGTTCATTTCACAGAACAAACGAAAGCCATTGAGTTTTATAATTTCATGGTTAACCTGCTTGTAAGTGAAGAAAAATTTGCGCGCGTAAATGTTCTTGAGCATGGTGCGTTGTAATATTTTTTGAGGCGGCTAATTGCCGCCAATTAAGGATATGCAATGAGACAAATATTATTAGAGTCGGTTAGATTTATAGCTATGCTGTGTTCATTATATTTAATTCTGGCTTTGTTTTATACGGTGATGTAGATGGATTTAGTTAAGCGCATAGATAAATATCTTAAATCCGTAGTTGATGAGCCCCGTAAATACATAGGCGCGAGCTCCATAGGGCATGCTTGCGAGCGAGCAATTTGGTATGGGTGCAATGAGCCGGATAAGAAAATCGTTGAACCACAGCAGCGTTTAACGTACAAAATAGGTCATTACCTTGAAACGATGTTGCTTGGCTTAATGACTGATTCAGGTCTTAAATATTATGTGAATACTGAATTTCATTGCGAAGAATTTCCACTGTTTCAAGGTCATGTTGATGCATTTGTGAAAGGCGAAGGAATCATTGAGATAAAGACGGCCAAAGATTCGAGCTTTAACATATTTAAGAAAAAAGGTTTGCGTCTGTGGTATCCAGAATACTATGACCAAGTGCAGTCTTATATGGGCATGAGCAAGCTTCACACTTGTTACATGCTGGTTCTTAACAAAGATACCAGCGAATTATGCCAGCAGGTTATAGATTTTGATGAAGAACGGTACAGTTATTTGGTGGCAAAGGCTAAGCGCATTAACGAGTATTCAGTACCACCAAAGCGAATCAATGATTAGATTTTTTATGTCATCGCGTTTTGTATTAATTAAATTAATTACACGCTTAATAGTATTTGTATCGTCAGTAGCGTAATAGTTGCCTGATAATCCATCAGGCGAAAGATTCATATATTTAGATTTTGCACCTCGAAAGGGCAAGTTTTTACCAATCACGTTAATAATAAACGTTTCTTTGGGATCAAGCGTTCTAATAGAAGTTGATTTTCCAACGCCTGACTCGCCTAAAATTAATACGGCATTTGTCATGTTCGCACCTTGATAGCCACACTAGGCTTAGAATTTTTCTTAATCACTAGCTGATTTAATGCCTCGCGCACATGAATAGGAGCTATAGACTCATAATGATTGAACAGCTTTTTGTTAACTTCATAAGAAAGTTTAGTCAATACGGGATCAAACTCATCTGGAATAAACACATCACCCGATGTATACGCCTTCTTATCCAGAGCATAAATCATATCTGTCTTAAGCGTAACAGACCTATCGCCAATATCATAAGTCTTCGAACCCTCATACTCATGACCAATCGCAGCAATTAACTCTAATTCCAATTCCTCTTTATCCAAACGAAGCTTGGCAAGTTTTCTATTTATCTTCTCAAGCTCCGCTGTGATTTCAATCGCTCTAAGCTCTCTTTGCTCTAACTCTAATTGATACTGTTGCATAATAACCTCTATTTAAGTTTGTTTAACTGCGTCAGGCTTTGACGTACAGACAGTATAGATAATAACTTTACTTTTTGCAAGTAGATAGGTATAATTATTTTAGGAGGATTTACTAATGACAATAGACGATGTAACAAAGATGTTTAAGAACGGGAATAGATTTGAGATAGAAACAGGAATGTCTCATGTAAGTTATCATAATTGGTTGCGATATGGGTATATACCTATTTTATCTCAGCTTAAGTTAGAGAAAGTAACCAATGGTGCTTTAAAGGCTGATTTAGCGCACATACCTGAGGAAAAAGAGCATGCATGATAAGGATATAGACAAGAAACTAAGGGTGTTTATTTTAGATACATTGGTTTCTAAGTCTGGTCAGCAATTAACGCCGGATGTAATTGGGCAATTAACGAGCGAGATTCTTGGTCGCGTATTAGATGTAATTATTAAAGATGAAATTAAATGAAGAGGAAAGGCATGAGCTTGAAGAGCTGAGGCGATTTAAGAGTGTGCATGAAGGTAAGGCGCTTAACAGGGCTTTTGCAAGGCTTGAGCAATTACTGGAGTTGGCGGCATACGATCCGGTTCAGTCTGTACGCGGATTTCGTGTAATTGCTGAATGTCTTATCACGCTCAAACAGGAGTTAGAGAAATGAAAAAGTTAAGCAGTTTTTTGTTAATGATATTTTTTTGCGGTTTGTCTTTAATTTTATTGTATCACGTATTCAGCGCGCCCAATTCCGTGGCTGCGTTGATTTACGTTCTCGGGTTTGTTATCACGAGCAGAATAGGAACCTCGTTTATTGATAGGAGTTTTTCATGAGCGATCAAGTAAATCACCCACTTCATTATAATAGTGGGCCTAAATGTACGTGTGGTAAGACAATTGAATGCATAGATTTAATCAGAAACGAAAGTTTTACTATAGGCAATGTAATTAAATATTTGTGGCGGCATCGCTTTAAAAACGGCGTTGAGGATTTGAAAAAGGCTCGATTTTATTTAGATGATGAGATCAAGAAATATGAGCCCTAGCCACACCAAAAGAATAAGAACAGAGGCTAAGAAATCAGCCTCAGAATTTAAAAAAATAATAAAAAAAATGGACAGTTACATGAATGGTTCGTCAAATCGCTCTGTAGAGCTTGCTAGCGCGTTTTATCAGATACTGCTATATCACCTTGAAAAAGGCGATTTGACCGCTCAGAATGTAAAATTGGCCGCTTATTTGAGGGAAAAAATAAATGTGGATTGAATACAAGTTAATAGACAGCAACAGCACATCTAAAACAGCAATCACTCATATCATAAACTGCGATAATATCTGGTCGTTTGAAGTCAGCGGCACTGACTTTATTATACGATTTAGCGATAGAGTCGGATTAAAATATTTTTTTCAAGATGAGGACGAAGTTCGAATGGTGAAGCAGGCGTTTACCTGTTCGCTTTCCGGCTTTGATTTAAATCTTGGCACACTTGGCTTTGTAAGGGGTATTAGAAATGCGCTCAAATAGGTTTATACAGATTTTAGTTATCGCAAACTTGTGTATGCTTTGGTGCTTGATGACGCTAGGTAGTTGCTATATCTACATGCATATCACAGATCAATGCGAATACATTTACAGCTCAACGCCTGATATGGACGATCAGATCCCATGATTAAATACAAAGAAATTGCCATACTGATTTTTATAGCTGCAAGCGTTGTAGGTATCGTGCTAGGTGACGTTTATTTGTTTCGCGAGCTTACAATACAAGCACCTTCTGCGTGCGTAAGTGATTGATCTAATTTTATTTTTCAAGTAGAGTACTGGCCTTAAGGTGTCCGCACACCTAAGGCCAGCTGCGCAATGGCGCGGTGGCAATTTACACCTCATGAGTTTGAGGCAAGGCATAAATTATGTACAGGATATTAACAAAGTTATTCTTTTACTACAAGACCCTTTCGAGGTTATTCTCGGGATTCGGTCTTTTTTTTTGGGAAAAATATAGATGATAAAAGATTTATCAGATAATAAAAACAAAATAATTTTTATAAATAAAAAATGTAGAAATACATTAAATCATCTTGAAATGGCGGTTTATATGATGATGTTATTTAATATAGATGATAGCAAAAACACAAAAAATTCATTTATAAATATTAGAGAACTAGCTGATAAATGCAGAATGAGACAGGAAGCAGTGAAAAATTCTTTGGCTTCTTTGCAAATAAAACACAAGATAATCAAACCAGTTGGAATTCATTCAAAAGAACCATGGCACGATAATGAATTTGAGATATCAGATAAAATTGGTTTTTTTAAATAAGAATTAAAGTGAGCCAAACCGGCTCGACCCTTTATGTTGAAGCATAAAGGTTTACTGCATGTACATATCAACAATAAGGATTATACGCTTATGAGCATTAAAAGTACAGTGGAAAGTATCAAAGAATTTAGTATAGAAAAATTAATTAATAATCATACATATGAAATAGAAAAACCCCCTTTTGCCATTCTTTACAATTTTGTTATTGATAACTTAATTGATCCAACTGCTTTATCTATCTGGTGTTATTTACAAAGCAAGCCACCAACTTGGACGCCTAGAAAAAAAGAAATAGAAAACCACTTTCCGTCATTAGGCAGAGATAAAGTACATAAGTCATTTATGATATTAAAAGAATGTGGGTTGTATGAAGCTATCCCTAGAAAAGAAAAAGGAAAAATAATAGATTGGAAAACAAAAATAAAATGTGGCATGGGATGTGAAGAAAAAATACTAGCTTGGAAAAATAAGTTTTTATTAG